TTTAGAATTTTATATAAGTAAAAATTAGTTATATAAGTAAAAATAGGAGGATCTAATATGAAAAACTATGTTTTAGAATTCACAGATAATGAATGGACTTTATATCACTATGATGAAGAACTAAATAACTTACCTGATATAAAAGGTACTGAAATAAATCAATACTTTAATGTTTCTGATTTAAGTTATTTAGAAGATGAATACACAACAATAGAAGCTAATTGGGACAACATTGAAGCGCAAGGATATATAGACATAGAAATAACAGATCCAAAATCTGAAAGCACTTATAGTTTTAATGATAAGTTTGATGATTTCAATAAGTTTATTGAAGCTATAAATAATTTAAAAGATGAAATTGGAACTAAAAAAGTAAATGTAAGTGGTTGGGAATATGAAAGAAAAAATCAATATAAAAGCAGAGGACTAAGCATAAGAGATTTTATATAGGGAGTGTAAAGGCTCCCTCCAAGGAGGAGAAAATGGCATACATAGATAAAACAATAGGAGAAACATTAATAAAAAGAATGTATAAATCAGTTAGAGAATCGATTAAGCTTCTAGATAAATTAATAGAAGAAAATGAAAAGAGAGGACTAAAAGCCTTTTCTTTAAAAGGCAATAAAGTTGGAAAAATAGAGTTACTAAAAAAAATGATTATTGAAATTAGAGAGTTGGAGGACGAATAAATGAATTGTAAGATTGTTCAAAAATATTGGTACAGAACAGAATTAAAAGGACTCAATGAAAAAAGAATTTTAGACATAATAAAATTATTAGAACTTTGGGAGGGGAATGTAAATGCTAATTAAAGATAATTATGCTGCAGCTGAGTTTAAAGATATTGTTAATTATAAGATAAAATGGACTTTTAAAATTCTGAGTATTATTAAATACAGTATTAAATGGATTTTTAAAATAATTTATAAACTTTATATAAATTATGTTGAGCTATATGACTTTGAAAATCTGATATAGAAGGAGAAGAGGATAAGATGAAAACTATAAATATAAAAGGTAAAAATTATGTTCCAGTCGTTGAAAGACTGAAAGAGTTTAGAAACTCAGAAAAATTTAAAAATTGGAGTCTAGAAACTGAATGGCTTTCAATTACTCAGGAAGTAGCAACTTGCAGAGTAATTATAAGAGATGAAACTGGAGTTTTAAAATCTACTGGAACAGCTATGGAGTTAAGAGATGAAAAAAGTTCGCTTGTAAATAAAACATCTCATGTAGAAAATGCTGAAACATCAGCAGTAGGTAGAGCATTAGGAAACTTAGGAATTGGACTTGATGGAGATGAAGTTGCTTCTTATGAAGAAGTATCGAGAGCCAAAAAACAACAATTAATCAGTTCTATTAATTCAATGGTAGATGAAAGAAACAGAGATGAATATGAAAAAGAATATAAGTTATCTGAAATTGGAATGATGAGTATTGAAGATTTAGAAGTTCTTGAAAATCAATTAAAAATTAATCAAAAAGCTTTGTTGTGTGAAGCTATAACAAATATAGCAACGACTGAAGATATGGAAGGAATTTTGAAAAAATATAAAACTAAAAATCTTGGAAGTTTAGATTTAAAAGACTTAGAAACAACTCATAACATTTTAGTTAAATTTAATCAAAAATGTAGCCAAAAAGAATTAGAAGATTTAGGGACACTTTGTAAATTTGTGGATATAGACATGAAAAATTACATAAAAGAACATTATAAAAAAGATGTTGAAGAATTAACTAAAAGAGAATATTCACAAATGAAAAAGAAATTAAATAGTTAGGAGGATAATTATATGAATTTAGTTGTGTTGAAAGGTAGATTGGTAAGAGATGTAACTTTATTATTTGGAAAATCTGGAACACCTTATACAAGCCTTGTTGTTGCTGTTAATAGATATAGCAAAGAGAAAGATTTAACAGATTTTGTATTATGTACTGCTTTTAGTAAGACAGCAGAATTTATTGCTGAATATTTTAGAAAGGGGCAAGAAATTCTTATTAGAGGTAATGTAAAAGTTGATTCTTATGAGAAAGATGGAAATAAAATAAGTAAACAATATATAGTAGTTGAAGCAGTGGAATTTGTAGGAAGTAAAAAAGAAGTAGAAAATGCAGAAACTAAGGAAGAAACACAAGATAACGAAGAGTTTCCTTGGTAAATAAATAGATAGGAGTAAATAAAAATGAATAAGTTTGGATACAGCAGGGATACTCAAAAACTAATCTATGCAATATTTGGAGAAATATCTAATTTCTTTACAGGACAAGAAGCAGGAAGCATTCCATATAAATTAGATTTGGAGAAAACTAAAAGACAAATAAAAGAGAGATTTTTGGAAGAATATGATTTAAAACCTTTAAAATCTCCACTTACAGATTTTTCTAATTTTCTAAAAGAAAATAAATATAAAACTATAAAAGAAGCTGAAACAGAATTAAAAAATATCTTTGTAAATTCTCTACAAAGTTCATTGATAGAGAACAAAACTTTTAGTTTAGCTTTACCCTGCTTATCTCAACACCAAGCAAATGATTTTGTAAGTTGGTTGATAGAAATATGTATTCATTATGGAGTCCCTTTAAAAACAGATATTAGAGATACAATGGCAGATAATTATGAAAAGGCTTTTAACTATGTATGTCTTAAAAATAAAGTTTGTGCTATCTGTGGTAAACCTGGAGAACTTGAACATTATGATAATGTTGCAAGGATAGGAGGCTATAAGTTTGATGATGGGAGAGAACTTAGATATATGTGTTTGTGCAGAGACCATCACACTGAAAGTCATACAATAGGAAAAATAGAATTTAGTAAGAAATATCATATTGCTGGAATATTTTTAAGTGATAGACAAATAAAAGAATTAAAGAAAGTGTATACTAATCACTTTCAAGCTTTTAAGGAGGATTAATGGAAAAAGAAAAGGTATTGGAGATAGAAATAACTAAGATTAATAATGATTGGAGTGCTATCACAGTTAAAAAAATTTTTATAAATCGTATTTATCCTCATATTCCTTTTTTAATGAGGAATGAAATTATTGGACTTCTTGAGGATCTCGTAAATGCAATTAATGAAAAATATGAAATACCTAAGAGATTTAAACCAGAAAAATGTGAACAATACCACTTTATAACTTCGGATGGATATACAATTTCTAAGTTAAATTTTATGCATACAGAAGATAAATGTAGATATAATTTAGGTAACTGTTTTAAAACCAAAGAAGAAGCACAAAAAGTTATAGATAGTAAAGAGTGGCAAGAGTTTTGGGAAAAAGTGAGAAATGGAGAAATTGGAAATGATTAAAATAATAAAAAATAGCGAAATAAATAAAAAAATAGATAATATAAATAATGCTAAGCATTATCAGATTTGTGGATTTAATAGTATAAAAATAATTGAAAAAATATTAGGTAAAGAAGGTTTTGTAGCTTTCTGTTTAGGGAATATTCTTAAATACTTAATAAGAGCAGAAAAGAAAAATAAATTAGAGGACTATAAGAAAGCAGCTAAGTATTTAGAATGGGTTATAGAAAGAGATAATGAAATCAAGCACCATATAAATATAAAACAAATGGAACAAGATCTAGGAATTACATGGAATAAAATTATAACAGAGATTGCTAAAGATTTAAATGTAGATGATGCTGTTGAGTTAGATGCTATTTTTAGAAATATTTTTGATGAAAATTATGAAATAGCAAGAGAAATTTTAGATGACTTTATTAAAGAATATGGAGTTGATTCTAATGACTGAAGAAGATAGAAAATTCTATAAGTCGGCTTTAGAAAAAGTATTAAATTTTGAAGCTAATGATTTAAAATTACAAGAATTTAACAGATTTAAGATTTTACTTAAAAAGAATAATACATTTGTCTTTAAAAAAGTAAGAGGTGCAGTTATATGATAAAGGCTAAACCTCGTAAGAAAAACATTGTAAAAGTTAATGAGAAGCAAGAAATTAAAATTACTAGACAACCAACTAGCGAACAGTTAGAAGAATCAAAATTGGCTTTTACTCTTTTAAATATAACTCTTATTTGCAGAAATCATAAAAATATTTGGGATGATGAAATAAAAAATCATGATGGTTATATCAGATTTGACAAATTAATGATGATATGCAAAATAAGATCCTTAGCAAACAAGATATTTGATGCTACTTTTCAAGCTGATGAAGAAGAAGAAAATGTAAAAGATAACTTCTTTTATAATAATATTTTAGTAGAGCAAGTTAATAGGAGCATTACAGGAGTTGGAGAAAATCCATTAGTAACAATTGATGACAAAATTCAAAGATTGCCCAATGGCTTTATTGGGACACTAGGCTCACTAGCTAGAATGGTAAAAGACTTGGTTAGATTAAAAGGAGTTGTAAAAAGTTTAGGTATTGAAAAGGATATTAAGAAGCTAATAAATACATCTGAAAAATATTTAGCTTGGGTTTATAACGAAATAACTTTTAATGAACTTTTATAATAAAAGGGAGTAAAAATGAAAATAGCAATATTCAAAGCAAAAAATAAAGATACATTCATAAAAATAGCAGAAAATACAAAAAATATAGATGAAACATTTATAGTTATAGGTAAAAAAGTTTTAAGACTTCCATATAAATTTGAAAAAGCTATTGCATACTCAAAAATGATGGAAATTATTTAAAAAATTTTAGGACATTGGTAATTGAATATTAAAGGACTTTGAATTTTAAGGGGTTTTGTGGTGTAATAAAAAAATAGTTGACAGTCGTAACGATATAATATATAATAATATCGTAGCGATATAGGAGGCTTTTATGAATAAAAGAATTTTAAAAGTTTCTTTTGGTAAAAGTGGTGCTGGAAGTATTTCACCTAAATTAAGTATTCCTAAATCTTTTTTGGATAAAATTGATATTACTCAAGAAGAAAGAGAAATAGAAATTGAACTTAATGAGGAAAATAAAGAAATCATCATTAGAAAAAAGAAATAAAAAACTCCTATCACTACTATAAAATAATCATAGGAGCTTTTAACAGTATAATACTGTCTCACCAACTTTATTATACTGCAAAACTCCTTAAAATTCAAGGAGGTTTTATTTTATGGAAAAGGAAAGGAAAAATCTGTTGCTAACATTTATTGAATTGGCAACAGAAGAAGGCATTTTAAAGGATGATATTACAGAACATAAGAAGAAGTTATTTAATCTTATGAATGATGTTGAAGCAAATTATGTTGGAGATAAGAGAATATTTGTACAACTTGAAAGAGCTATTATAGATGTAATAGAACTAACACAACATAAATACTTTGATTATGGAAAAATAGGAAACACTATTGATGAAGAATATCAACTTAGTAATTATGATCCGTTTAAAAGAGTAGCAGAATAATAAGGAGGAAATATGAATAATAATTTAGTAAAAATCAATGAAGAAGAAATAATGGTAAAGGAATATGAAAATCAAAGGGTAGTAACTGCTTGGGATATAGCAAAGGTACATAATAGAGAAGTTAGAGAAGTTAATCAACAATTCAACAGAAACAAAGAAAAACTAATTGAGGGAGAAGATTATTTCTCTTTAACACCAATAGAATTTTCTAAATCACAAATAGTGATTCAGGAATTTATCCCAAATAGTGTGAAAGAAATAATACTTTTTAGTGAAAGTGGATACTTGATGCTAGTAAAAACATTTACAGATGATTTAAGTTGGGACATTCAAAGACAATTAGTTAAAGGATATTTTAAGTTAAAAGAAAATAATCAAAAGAGTTTAACACTTCCACAACAATTATTGGCACAGGCCCAATACCTAGTTGAGATAGATAATAGAGTTTCTGTTGTTGAAGATAAAATTGATAATGAAATAAGAGTAGATAATGGAGAGCAAAGAAAGATACAAAAAGCAGTAGGAACAAGAATATATCAAAGAATTGATATAATTCCACAGTTAGCAGAAAATAAAAAATTTGTATTTCAAGCATTGTATAGAGATTTAAAAGATAGATTTGGAGTAGCAAGTTATAGAGATATAAAAAGAAAAGATTTAACAGATTGTTTAGAATATATCTCAACTTGGATAGAGCCATCAGATTTAAGAAGAGTAGCATAATTTGGTTAGGAGGAGGATAAAATGATAGATGATAAATATACTTACAAAGAAGTTGAAAGAGAAAAAACACAATTATTATTAGTAAACTTTATTGGAGAAATGGTTAATCAAAATCAGTATACAAAATATAAAATGATGGAAGATAACAGAATATTGTTTCCAAGTGAAGCTAAAGCAATATTTGAAGATAAATTAGCACAGTTAGAAGATGATAAATATCAAGAATTAGTTGATAAAATTATGGATATAGTTATTGAGACAATTTGAAAATAAATTTTAAAATAATAAAAACCTAAGTCCTTATTAATTTAAGGGCTTTTTTATTAGGAGGAAATATGGCTGTAATAAAAATAACTAAAGCATCTGAATTAGTAAAAAGTGCTGGAGTTAGTAAAGGGAGCTTGTGTTGGTATATTCAAACTGGTAAAATACCTAAGTGCTTTTATAAAAAAGAAGAAGATAAGTTAAGAGGGGACTATTTAATAGATGAAGATGAACTTTGTAAATTCTTTGGAATAGAAAAATAATAATTAAAAAAGAAAGGAGGTGTATATTAATGAAGGCTAGTAATGGAATGGGAACAATAGTTAAATTAAGTGGAAAAAGAAGAAAACCTTATGCTTTAAAAGGTCAGGGAGTTTACACTGAAAAAGGTTATTATCAGCCACTTATTGAAACATTTGCTACTAAGAAAGAAGCTGAAGCATTTAGAATAGCATATTTTAATAATAAGATTTTAGAAGATAAGACAAAAGGAATAGAAAATTCTAAGGAACAAAAATCTTTATTATTTGAAGATTTATACAAGATATGGCTTGAAAATAAAAAACCTGCTATGACTTCATTAAGAAATTACACCTCATATTTTTCAAATAGTAAAAAATTACATAAGCTGGATATAAAAAATATAAATGGGATCTTATTACAAAAGATTTTAAATGAACTTGATTTGAGTAAAGGTACTCTAAGAAATTTAAAATCGTTCTGGAAACAATTATTTGATTTTGCTGTATTAAATGATTTTTGTGAAAAGGAATATGTTAGTTTCTTAAAGCTTCCAGCTGAAGAAAAAGGAAAAAAGACAAGTGATAGAAATAGAGTATTTACCGCAGATGATTTACAAAAGCTTTGGGATAATCTTTATAAGGAAGTTGATAGATTTAAAGTATTAGACATTATATTAGTACATTGCTATACAGGATTAAGACCAAATGAACTACTAAATATTAAAAATAAAGATGTAAATCTTAATGATAAATTCATTGATATTACAAAATCAAAAAGTAATGCAGGTATAAGAAAACTTCCTATTTCTGATAAAATATATGATATAATAAAGAAAAGATATAATACTGATGCAGAATTTTTATTCACTAGATATGATGGAGCTAAATTAACATATGATACTTATGATTATCAATTTAGGGAACTTATGAAAGACTTAGGAATTGAATATCATACTGCTCATGATTGCAGGCACACTTTCGCAACATTATTATCTAATGCAGAAATAGATAAAGAAATAATTATAAAATTAACTGGTCACAGCAGTTATAAAATTACATCTGAAAAATATATTCATAAGACATTAAAAAACTATCGTGATGCAATAAATAAAATATAATTTGTTACTTATTCGTTATTTATTAATTAAATTTATATAAATTTATCTACATCATAAATGTAGAAAATA